ATTTTTAATGCTCCTTAAATATTACTACTTCTTTCCTATTATGTTCTAAGCACTTTCTACATGTAGAACAACTTTCATTGTCTATGTATTGTGCTTTACAGGGAAAAATATCTATTGTTCCGTACTTATTGACCATAGTAGGCTTATCACCTTTTTTAATGGCATCTACTGCCAAATTAAAGACGTTTGTATTTGTCATTACCACGTCAAACTTATCTACAAAATATTTACTAGCTTGTAGTGGTTTCTCAGTTGAAAGATTGATTACAAAATTATCAGTTGAAAATAATTTTACACATTCTAAATTATGTTTTTGATTCTTAGAATCACAATGCAAGTGCGTATATGTATAAGTTTTAATATTATTCTTTCTTGTAGCGTGGTAAATTTTGGTTAATGCATCTATAGAGATCTTTCTTTCATTATTATCAGGCTTATATGTGACGCACGGGAGATCTCCCGTAATGTTCAATCTTAGAGTCGTATTAGGTCTTAATCTTTCAATATCATTTACAAATCTTTCTAAGTCGTAATCTATCTCACTGTTAAACAATTTTTTTTCATGAAATGCTGTAAAGCTTTTTTTCCCATAACATTTTTTCCATAGTGGGCAAGCATCCGAACAACTTTCAAAAGTTGTATAACTACTTGAAAAATAAGGATCATATTTCAAATTAGTTAATTTACGGTTGCTAGTCCCTTCAATTAGTTTTGTTTTGTACATTGGTTTTAATTGATTTGTTTTTGGTTTTGTAGACTGCTTTATCAAGATGTTTAAAACCTTGATTTAATGCGTCTTTATTGTTTGTTTTTGATAGGTCAATTTCTAATGATTGACCGTCAAAATTAGTAAAAATAATACTAGGCATTATTTAAGCTCTAATACAGTTACTTTTGAGCAGTTATTCCCGTAATAAACTTTTATATGACTATATTTTTCTTTCAATAAGTCACTCTTATTGCATGCCTTATTGTCCCATTGACTGCCATAGTCCCTTATGAGAAAATCTTTATTACTGTTCAAATGTTCTGTAACTTGCTTTTTATTCTTCAATACTGTCATGTATTGAGTAACTGTTAATAATTGCATGATAAAAAAATTAGTTTTGATTTTGTTTAGCAGTCTTTCAACTGCTCTATTAGTTTTTTAGTGGCATAATATAATAATTTCATTTTTTCCTTATCTTGCCTAAAACTTTTGATCTTCTTTAATGTTTCTTTAGGTATCGTATAACCTGATTCTCCTACTATTTCATAAATATAATTTTCATATGAGATAGCAGTTTTTTGAATCTCGTTATATTCTAAAAGATTAAAATCTTTTTTCATTTCATGATTGAATAGAATAAAATCTAGATTATTTTTCATTTTATTTCCCTTGATTTATTAAAGTCTGTAAAATTATCTTGATAGCTTCTATCTCATTACATCCTAAAATATTTCTAGTATCCCTTATTAATTCATTATATCTTTTTTCTTTATTATCAGGATCTAACTCCATTTCTAAACCAGTGTTTAGAATCATTGCGTTCAATGTTTGATCTTGCATGATAGGAAAAATTAGTTTTGAATTGGTTTAATGATCTAACCCTAAAAAGGATTAGACCAGTTTTCATATTGCTTTAAAGTTATCCTTCCATCTTTACAGAGTGAATCCGTATAATAAGACCATTCCAATCGGTTCATAATTGAATCAGTCTTCGAGATTGAATAAAACTGTTTAAACACTCTTAAAGCTTGTTGTTTTGTTAGTGTCATTTTGTTTGATTAGGCTTGTTGATTGTTTCTAATTGTAGTTCTAGATCTTTTATTCTTTTTTCTTTTTTTTCTAGTTCTTCTTTGGCAGTTCTTAGAAGAAGTTCGCCAGTTCCTATGATTTGAACGCCTAATTCATCTAAATTATCAAATAGTTCTTGTGTCATTGTCATCTTTTATCATCCTCCCAATATTCTCTATTGATGCTTACAGACTTAAAAACTTTTGAACATTCTTTAATGGAATATTCGTGAATAGTTGGAGTGTCCATAATATCGCAAAAATATGGCTCTTTTAAATAAATCCAATATCCATCATTAGATGATCTTTCATCAGAAACCATAGCAACATAAGGATGCTCTTTAAAATCTTTCCAAGTTTTAGGGTGTTTCATTTGATCCCCTTACTTGCTAAGTACTCACAAGCCGATTGAATACCGTTATTACAATGTAGTTCGGTTGTACTATTTAAAGAACTGCTCACCGCTGACACGCCAGCGCAAATAAATAAAATGTAAGTACTTAGTACTACTAGATAAGTTTTCATTTTGTTTTGTTTGGATTGGTTTTTTTCTGTATCCAGTTTCAGTATCCCAAGAATGCTAGTTTCTTAATTTGGAAGTTCTAGCAAGTGGAAAGAAGAAAGGAAGATAGAAGAAATAGAAGAAAGAATGAAATAATTTGTTTGTATAGATTAAGTATAGGCATGGATGAACCACTTGTAAACTAATTGTTTAGTAAATGTTGATAAGTTAACAATAGATTATTAGTAGAGAATTATGATAGACTAGTTTTGTAAAACAAAAACAAGATCAAACAAAATGAAAACTCTGAACAATTGGACACGCTGCGATACTTACGACGATCTAGCAGACTACTTAGAAGAGCTAGGAGAGTATTACCTACTCGGCTTGTTGAATTGTGCAGACAGCCAAGGGTTGCTAGCTCCTATCGATGCTGAGCAGCTCCTAAGCGAGCATGGAGAAGAGCTGAGCAACTATGTAGATGATACGAAAGACGACCGTTTGCAAGCAGCTTACATTGTCCAGTGGCTAGGCTACTAAGAAAGCCAAAACCCTTTAATAAAACCTAGGCAGAAATGCCTAAGGGGGGATGGTTCGGGGAATTTTTTATTGCTTACAGGTTGCGGGTACCATAAATATATATTGGAAATCAAGATTTTTTCTTTTCGACCTTAATAGAGAGTTCGGGTGCTTGGACGTTAATTGTTTCGACTGATTCACCTACGACTTTGCCCATGTCTGCGAGGAGTTGAGCAACTGTTTGGAGTTGACCTTTACGCATAGCTTTATCTATGGCACGGAAGCGCATAGTTTGGATGCGACTTATTACTGATTCACGTTCTACGGCCCAATCTTCTTGATTCCACTCTCTAATTTGTTTCCAATCATCCCAGCCTGTACGTTCGGTGATACCTTCACGTTGAGAGTGATCTATAACGAGTTGTCTGGCGGGCATACCTTCAGACTGTCTACGATATAGGCGTTGTTTTCTAGCTAGGATTTCGTCTTTAGATGCCACGTGACTAGGGGGAGCTAGTATGATTAATAAAAATGATAATGTATGACGGTAAAATCTGCACCAGAAATTAATTTAAGGTGGGCGCAAGGGGAAGTATTTAATAGTGAGAAGAGGTTTAGGGTGTTGGTGGCGGGGAGGAGGTTTGGAAAGAGTTATTTAAGTTGTATTGAGTTATTGAGGGGAGCGATTGAGAAACCAGGGGAGACATTTTTCTATTGTGCGCCTACATATCGGATGGCGAAGGATATTGCGTGGAAGGCATTGAAGAAGTTAGTGCCGAAGGTATGGATAGCGGCAAAGAATGAGACAGATTTGAGACTTGACCTTGTTAATGGTTCCTCCATAGAACTGAAAGGAACGGAGAATGCGATGGCATTGAGGGGGAGAAGTTTATCTGGGGTTGTGTTAGATGAAGCGGCTTTTATGGGATCGGAGGTATGGTTTGAGGTAATTAGACCTGCGTTAGCTGATAAACAGGGGTGGGCGTTATTTATTAGTACACCTGATGGGACGGCTAGTTGGTTTTATGATTTATGGTGTTATACGGCGAGTGATCCTACGGGGGAATGGCAGAGATGGTGTTATACGACAATTGAGGGGGGAAATGTACCAGAAGAGGAGGTTGAAGCAGCTAGGGCGCAGTTAGATGCAAGAACATTTAGGCAGGAGTTTGAAGCAAGTTTTGAGAATTTAACTGGGTTGGTTGCTGTTAGTTTTGGTGATGCGAATATTTCGACTAATGCGAAGGATATTAATGTAATGCCAATACTTTTAGGAGTTGACTTTAACGTAGATCCGATGTCAGGAATATGTGCGGTAAGGGATGGGGAGAATTTGTATGTGTTTGACGAAATCATGCTCACAGGTGGGGCAACCACATGGGACTTTGCAGAAGAAGTCACTCGCAGATATGGGGTGGATCGCAGAGTAATAGCATGTCCTGACCCTACAGGTGGAGCGAGGAAAACTAGTGGCGTTGGTGCGACTGATCATAGTATTTTGAGAAGGAGTGGATTTAATGTTTCAAGTCCGAAAGCACCGTGGAAGATAAGGGATAAGATTACTGCTGTTAATACGGCTTTATTAGATGCGAGTGGAGATAGGAGGACGTATATTCACCCAAGATGTAAGCAACTAATTAAGTCTTTAAGGACGTTGACTTATGCACCGAATACAGGATTACCTAATAAAAACCTTGGTGTTGATCACGCTTTTGATGCTTTCGGGTATTTATGTTTACAACAGTTCAACTTGGCAAAACCTGAGACTTTAGGTCAGACTGGGTACAGAATTTACTAAAACCATGCCAACTGGAAAAGGAAGCTACGGAAGTAAAAAAGGAAGACCTAAGAAAAAGGGTTTATATGCAAATATTGCGGCAAAAAAGAAACGTATTGCTGCTGGTAGTGGAGAAAAGATGAGAAAACCAGGAGAAAAAGGTGCGCCAACTGCTGCTAATTTCAAGAAAGCAGCAAAAACAGCTAAAAAGAAGAAAAAATGAGTGTTACAAGAGGTAAAGAGAAGTTCAGTGGGTATAACAAGCCCAAAAGAACTCCTGGTCATGCTACCAAATCTCATGCTGTCTTAGCAAAAGAAGGGGATAAGGTTAAGTTAATACGATTCGGACAACAGGGTGTTAGTGGTGCGGGTAAGAATCCTCAAAGTGAAAAAGATAAAGCTAGGAGGAAGTCATTTAAAGCTAGACATGCAAAAAATATTGCAAAGGGTAAGATGAGTGCAGCATATTGGGCTAACAAAACTAAGTGGTAACGCTATGGATTTAACAAAAGAACAGTTGGATGCCGTTGAAGCTGTAAAGGGAAAAAGAAATCCTGCATTATGGGATCCTAGATGTCAGCAGTATTTAGATCAAAAAACACAAGGAAAAGCTGTAAAAAAGGAAACTAACGGTTAAACTATCTTTATAATCATATTTTTGTGTTAAATCATGGCTTTCTATCGTGGCGAAGAAGGCTCCGTAAAGTTTAAGAATGCTACTGGCACTGTAGGTGCTATTGCTTCTACAACAGGATGGAGTCTTAGTGTTTCTAAGGATACTCTTGATTGCACAGCACATGGGGCTACATCACGTAGCTATGTCGGATCTTTGATCTCTGGTACTGGATCTGTTGATTTCTTATATACAGCTACTTCAGGTGATGAAACTTCTGAGTTATTGACTGATATTCTGACAACAGAAGATGCAGGAGACGCTCAATTTGAGTTATTTTTAGACACTTCAGGTACTAAGAAGATGAGCTTTAACGGAATTGTTACAAGTGCTGATTTTGGTACTTCTATAGGTGATCTTCAGTCTGTATCTGTTAGTTTTCAAACAACTGGAGCAATTACTTCTGCTGCTTAAGATAGGGCCATTTATTAAAAGGAAAGATTTGTGACGTACTCCGTTCCTGGCCCAATTCGTACCAATATCACAAGTTCTACCAGTGTTGGTGGTTCTGATAGTCCATTTACTCGCACCCGTGCGGTGATGGACATGGTAAAGGGGTGGGAAATTATGAAGGCCGTTACGAATGGAACTGAATATTTAAGAGATAATTCAGAAGCTTTTCTTCCTCTTGAGCCACGGGAGGATTACACAGCTTATTTATCTAGAGTAAATCGAGCAGTATTTTCACCATATACGCAGCGATTAATTAGAGCAGCGACAGGTTTGATAATGCGGAAGCCTATTACTTTAATAGGTGACTCATATTGGACTGATGTATTTGCTAAGGATGTTGATGGTTGTGGATCGGATTTAGATGAATATGCAAGAAGGGTGCTTATTTGTTCTTTGACCTATGGTCAGAGTCATATTTTGGTTGATTATCCTGCACCAACAGGGGCATTAAGTCTGGCAGAAGAAAGAGCGCAAAATAGAAGGCCATATTGGATAGAGATTGATCCTACTAACATTTATGGTTGGAGATTAGACAGGGAAGTAAATTATGGCAGTTTGATACAGGTAAGAATTGCTGAAAAGGCTGTTGTACCGTCAGGAGAATTTGGTGAGCAGGTATTTGATCAAGTCAGGGTGATTGAACCAGGGAAATTTAGTATTTATCGAAAGGTTTCACCTAAAAAAGACCTAATCAACCTGCAAGATACGACTTATGCAGGTAATTTTGATGGCCCAGAGAATGAAAAAGATTATGAATTAGTTGATTCTGGTGTGTTTTCGTTAGGTGAAGTGCCTTTAGTTAGTGTTTATTCGGGTAAAACTGAT